TGGTAAAACTAAAGGTTGGGTTTGGAAATTGAGACACAAAGGAGAAGTCAATGGAATATAGCGATGAATTAGTTGGAAAAGCCGTAAGATGGTTTTATGAAAAAAATGATTATATTGATATTGGAGTATCTTCAAGTGGAGATAATGAGTTAAATGAAATTGTTGAGTTGTATTTAGAAGAAAAGTCAAAAGAAAAAGCCAAAGAAGATTTGTCTAAAGCAATTGCAGAATTTGAAGATAGTGTAAAAAAAAGTTTTAGAACCACTCGCTGAAAGCATAAAAAACATTTTAGAAAAAAGGATGTGATTAAATGTCCGCTAAAGAAAAATCTTCTACTAAACAATCAAGCCCAAGAGCGAAACCGAGTAATAAAAAGCCTGCTGAAATTAGCGGGCTTTCTGAGCGTAAAGGATTAACTTTGAAACAAGAGAAGTTTGTTGTTGCGGTTGCAGAGGGAAAAACACAAGTTGACGCTTACAAATTGGCTTATGACGCAAAAAATATGAGTGACGCAAGCATATATCCTAAAGCATCTAAATTAATGGCGCAGGATAATATAAGGGTAAGATTTGACGAATTAAGGGGAAAGGTTGTCAATCGATTAGAAGAAAAGTCAATAGTGACTATTGAAGGATTGCTGAAAGACTTGCAGGATATAAAGCAAACTTCGTTGTTAAAGATACCCACAACGATAAAAACGCCTACAGGTGACAGTATTGTGGTCAATCAGAATATTGATTCATCGGCAGCGTTAAAAGCCATTGAATTGATGGGCAAGCACCTCAAGATGTTTACGGATAAACTTGAGCTTGGTGGAGAATTGAAAATAGAGAGGTCTGATGATGAACTCGAATGTAGAATTAGAGAACTTGAGCGCATCTCAAAAGCTTGAATATCTTGAGTTGTTAGAAGAAAAGGTATCAAGAGAAGCTAAAAAAAGCATATTAAAGTTTTCGATGTACACCATGAATGATTATGTTCCAAATTGGCATCATGTTGAGTACTGCAAAAAGATTGATAGATTCATACGTGGCGAAGTCAAAAATTTAATGGTTTTTATGCCGCCACAGCATGGAAAATCAGAAATATCGACAAGGAGAACACCAGCAAAAATACTGGGAGATTATCCAGACAAAAAAATAGGCGTTATAGCTTACAATTATACGATAGCGTCAAAATTTAATAGAGACGTTCAGCGAATAATTGACAGCGAACAATATTCTAAAATATACCCGCAAACAACCCTAAATGGGAAAAACGTAAGAACTACAGACAATTACCTTAAAAATTCAGATGAATTTGAGATAGTCGGAAGAAAAGGATCGTTGGTAAGTGTTGGTGTTGGCGGCGGATTAACATCTCGAAAACTTGATGTAGCCATAATGGATGACTTATACAAAGACGCTATGGATGCATGGTCACAAACAAAGCGCGAAAACGTTCAAGATTGGTATGACACTGTTTTAAGGACAAGACTGCATAACAACAGCCAACAATTATTAGTGTTTACAAGATGGCACGAAGACGATTTGGCTGGATATTTGCTTAGAACCGAGCCCGAAAAATGGGAAGTTGTGCTTTTTGAAGCCATAAACACAAAACCAAGAAACAACGACATTAGAAGCATTGGGCAAGCACTATGGCCTGAACAGCACTCGTTGGAAAGTTTAGAAGCCATAAGAAAAAATAATTCGGTTGTATTTGATTCTTTATATCAGCAAGACCCAACTCCGAAAGAAGGTTTGTTAATGTCGGAATCGGATTTGAAGCGTTTCAAATTAGATCAATTGCAATCTAAGCCAGATGGTATAATATCAACCATAGACACCGCCGACGAAGGCGATGACAAGTTGTGCCAGTTGGTTGGTTTTATCTATGGCGAAGAAATATATATTGTTGACGTGATTTTCACAGACGAACCAATAGAAATAACTCAGCCTTTTGTTGCGAGTATGCTCGATAAATACTCAGTAGATAACGCTCACTTTGAGTCAAACAACGGTGGGAAAGGATACGCTCAAAAAGTCAAAGAATTGAAAAAAGGCAGAACAACAATACATTGGAAGCAAACGACACAAAACAAACACACTAGAATAGTGATGAAATCAGGGCAGATTAAAGAGTGTTTTAGATTTAGGTCTGATATTGACAAGCACGATGAATATAAAAGCTATTTGTATCAGTTGACGCATTATCCTAAAAACGGAAAGACAAAACACGATGATGCGGCAGATGCAACAACCATGATGGCGGAACACGCATTTGGAAACAGAAACAAATGGGGTTGGACCAAATAATAAAAAGGCGGTGAAACATGGGTCTATTGAGCAAGATTAGAGATTTTGAATCATCAGAGCATTACAGATATTTTAGATACGGTAAAGATTATTATACGGGGGACAACACCGAGATCATGAAGCGCAGAAAATGCATGTTCAACGAAATTTCAATGTCACTGTTGGACATACCATATAGGGCTAATCATAAGTACCCATCTGGTTTTTTTAGGATTGTTGTAGATCAAAAGGTACAATATTTATTAGGAAATGGTGTAAAAGCGGAAGATGATGTTTTGGAAGCGTTAGACAATGCTACAGGTGGATTATATTCGTTTTTAATCAAGTCAGCTACATCTGCGTCACAACAAGGTATCCAATGGGTATATATGTATGTAGATAGTGGTTCTTTAAAATTTTCTTTGGTTGATCCCGAAAACGTGGCGCCTGTTTACAAATATGGCAGACTTGACAGTGTTATTTATACGTTTGACGAAAGTGAAATCTCTGTAGCAGAAGTGTGGACCGCAGAAAAGATGGAAAGATACGAAAAAACCAAGAAAGATACAGAGTTTCAGATGGTTTCAGAATCAGCGCACTATACAACCATTGAATCGTTTGGTGGCAGAAAAGTTTCAGAACAACCGCATTCGTTTGGCATGATCCCTTTTGTATGTCTGAGGAATAATCAGTATTCAAATAGTGATCTAAAAGACATTAAAGCATTAATTGACATTTATGACATTATAGCAAGTGACTTTGCTAATAACATTGACGATATGCAAGATGCTTTTTATGTTATCAAAAATTTTGGTGGTGAATCACTGAGCCAATTTATGAGTGACTTGAAACAATACAAATCCATTCAAGTTGGGGATGATGGGAGCGTCAGCGCAGAACAGCTAGAAATCCCAACAGAAGCGCGCAAGGTGTTCATCGAGCAATTAAGCAAGGATATCTTTAAATTTGCTATGGCGGTAGATACTACATCTATATCAGGTGGTTCTATCACCAATGTAGTTATAAAGGCTATGTTTGCAAATCTTGACCTGAAATGCGATAAGTTTGAAATGGAAATCACAGATTTTCTTAACGCTATGATAGACGCTATCAATATGTTTTATGGCACGAATTTAGAAAGCAATTACACGTTTGACAGATCAATGATTGTTAATCGCACAGAGCTATTGACCGAATTACCAAAACAAACAGATTTGTCACTTAGAACAAGACTGTCATCTAACCCATTGGTACAAGATGCAGACGAAGAATTAAAACAGCTTGAAATTGAAGAAGCTGAACAAGTTAAAAAACTAGGTGGAGATCTTGGATTTAACGAGGTGATGTAATGGCTAATGTTGCTGATTTAAAAGTACGTAGCAATGACTACTGGAAAGATAGAGCGGAACGCATTGAAAAGTCTATTTTTGAAGAGGGCGAAAATTCATTAAAAGATTTAAAAAAACTTTTTTCCAAAACGTATAAAGAAATGAACGGTATTGTTGCTGAAAATTATTCAAAGTATGGAAAAATAGTAGAGTCGCCAACATTTTCCACTCTGGCTGACGGTACACAAGTTATAAGCGGATATAGTAGCAAGTTAGCGTTGGACAAAAAAACAATGGATATGGCGCTTGCTAAAGGCACTAGAATGGATAAGTTGATTGAACAATTAAACGAATCTTTACTTGCAATGAGCAAAGAACAAAATCAATTAATGATATCCACTTTGTCGCCACTTGCGGAGCGCGCTTTTTACGAAACTATGTTTGAGACTTACAAAGGATTAGGTGTTGGAACGCAGTTTAATTTACTAACAAAAACTCAAATAATGTCACTTATTAAAAATCCTGTTAATGGTTTGGATTTTAGTGAAAGAGTTTGGAAGAACAGAAAACTTTTAGAAAGTCAAGTCAACGAAGTTATAAAAGCCGGAATTACACAAGGCATACCAAATAAAGAAATGGCAAAAAGATTGGCAGCTAAAATGGATAGTGGTTATAAAGTAGCTGAAAGATTAATTAACACGGAAGTGTCAAATAGCCTTAATCAAGGAACGTTGTTATCTTATGAGCAAAGTGGAATTGTAAAACAATATCAATATTTAACAACATTGGACAAATGGACATCAAATATATGTAATGATTTAGATGCGAAGGTATTTGATTTGAAGGATGCAGTTGTTGGGCTTAATTTGCCGCCGATGCACCCAAATTGCTTTGATAAAAAAACAAAGGTGTATACCGATAAGGGTTGGATGTTGTTTGACGATCTGACAGGCGAAGAAACATTTGCAAGTGTAAATCCCGATGACATAACACAGATAGAATATATCAAAGCAAAAGTTCGCATAAAATACAATTATCAAGGCGACATGATCCATTTTGTTAATCGGTCATTTGATATGGTGGTTACGCCTAATCATCAAATGTTAGTCAAATATGTAAAGGCTGATTCATCTGGCAAATATAGATTTGTCGATGCCGAAAAGATGTCAAAGCACGCGAATTCAATTTACAGAGGAATGCCAAACAATAACGCGCCTGTATCTAGCTTTAAACTTGGCAATTATGATATAGAGCCCGAATTATATTTAAAGTTTATGGCATGGTATTTGTCGGATGGTAATGCGACTAAGATCAAGGATAAAAACAGCTATAGAGTAAAAATAGCGCAAAAAACGCATTTAGATTTAATGTATGATGTATTGAAAAAGTTGCCTTTTAACGTTACAAAAATAAAAGAAGCCATCAACATTTATGATTATTCAGTTTGCAGTGAATTGCATAAGTTAGGAAAATGCGATAAAAAATATATACCCGATGCAATTAAAAACGTTTCAACAGATCAAGCAAAGTTATTTCTTGAAGCATATGCAATAGCGGACGGACACCAAAAGAAAGGAAAAGTGTTTAAAGGATATCAATTCAAAGACACATACACTTTTTTTACAACCTCCGATAGACTGGCTTCCGACTTGGGGCATATGATTTGGTTAAGCGGTGGTAGGCCTAGTTTTAAACAAGAGAAGTCAAAAGTAAAAATTGTTAAATTTAAAAATGGCGATTATACAATGAATCACAATGTGTGGATCATATCGCTATGCACAAGCGTTAATGCTTCAACAGACAACATCAAAACAGAGATAGTGCCTTATGATGACTTTGTTTATTGTGTCGAATTGGAAAAGTGGCACACGCTAATGACTAGGCGCAAAGGAAAAGTGGCGTGGTCTGGAAATTGCAGATCGACTACAATAGCGTACTTTGACGAATCAACAGATGGACTCACAAGAATTGCTAGAGACTTAGGTGGTAAGTCATTTTTAGTACCAGGTGATATGGCATATAAAGAATTTAAGTCGAAATACATCGACTAATTTTTTTTAACTGTTTTAGTGCAAAATCTTTTGCGCAAAAAATTTTGCACTGTTAAAGTAAAAAGTGTATAATATGTATAATGAAACATTACTTGCCGAAGAATAAACGGATTACTTGAACTAACAAGAATAAAAAAGATAGGGGTAAATTTATGGAATGGTTAAAAGAATTACTAAAAGGAATTGTACCAGAAGATAAATTGGACGGTGTTGTGGAATCATTTAACAAAGAATTCCCAAAACACGCAGTACCTAAAACTGAATTTAATACGATCAAGGAAGAGTTGAAAATTGCCAAAACAAATGCAGATCAAACTAGCCAAACTCTTGAACAGTTAAAAACAGAAGTGGGTACAGTTGAAGAATACAAAACAAAAATTAAAGACATGACGGCGCAAATGGAAACAGCCAAAGTTGAATCCGAAAAGCAAGTGTCTAATGTCATTAAAAAAGTAAATTTTGAAAAGTTGTTGATCCAAAACAAAATGAATGAGTCGGCTGTGGATTTGGTAGTTAACACAATTAATTTTGATGAAATCGTCCTTGATGCAGCTGGCAATATTGTAGACGCAGACAAGCACATTGGTAAGATTAAAGAGACCAGAGCGGCGTTATTTCTGACAACAACAACCGATTCTGATAAAAAAGAATCAGATATGAACAAAGACAAAAAGCCAGTAGGAAAACCTATTAGCGAAATGTCAAACGAAGAAGTTATGGCGCAGTATGACGCCAAGGGAATCACACGATAAAGGGGGACTAAAATGTCTAACACTTTTTTAACATCAAACGAAATTTCAAAAAGAGCATTACCAGTATTATCGCAAAGTTTAGTTATGCCGGCGCTTGCTAATGTTGATTATTCGGATACATTTGCACAAAAAGGCGACACAATCCAAGTAAAAAGACCCGCTGTGTTTGTAGCGGACGAATTCGGATCCACAATCAACTTACAAGACATTAACCCATTTCCTGTATTGGTTAAAATGGACAAAATTGCTGACGTATCAGTTGAAGTTACATCAAAACAGTTGGCGTTAAATATTGAAGATTTTAAAGTCAAAGTGTTGGAACCTGCGATTGTCGCATTAGCTGAAAAAATTAACGCAGATGGTTTGGACGTTTATGTTTATGTACCTAACTTTGTTGGAACAGCTGGCACAACTCCAGACGGATTAGATGATTTTGCAAACGCAGCAAAAAAATTAAACGATGCAAAAGCGCCAACAATGAACAGATTTGCAGTTTGGGACACTGCTTCAACAGCTAAATTTCAAGTCCTTGATGCAATCGTTGCTGCTGAAAAATCCGGCACTACAGAAGCATTAAGAGAAGGTGCTATTGGTAAAGTGTTTGGTATGAACAACTACATGACACAAGCCATCAAAACGCACACAGCTGGCGGCTATACTTCGCTTGCTGATGTAACGGTAACGGCAGACGATGCAAACAACGCAGTCGATGCAATTACAGGCTTTATGTATTCAAGTTTTGTGCTTACATCTGCTGCAGGAACAGCTACAACTAAACTTGAAAAAGGTGACTTACTTACAGTAGGCACTAAACAATATACAGTGATCGAGCAAACCGCAGCTGCAATTGCAGGCGTCGTTACCGCAAAAGTATTCCCAAAAATCACAGCAGACTTATCAGCTGCTGCAGTAACATTCGCAGACGTATCGGCTAGAGCGCACGTTGCGAATTTAGCGTTTAACAAAAATGCATTTGGATTTGTTACTAGACCTTTAGAGCCTATGGTTGGCGCTGATTCAAGCGTTATTTCGTATCAAGGTTTAAACATCCGAGTTACTATCCAGTCAGACATTAGCACAAAAAAGACTATTATGTCGCTTGATACCTTATATGGATGGGCGCTGCTTTATCCGGAGCTCGCTACTCGGATTTTAGGTTAACCAATAAAGCAACAAAACCATTTGATTGTCAAGTGGTCAAGACAACACATTAAAAGGGTTGGGGTTAATGCCCTAGCCCTTTTTTATTAAGGAGGTATAACGTGATTTGTGATAAATGTGGACAAACGTTTAGCGATAAGGTAATGGAAATTCATTATCCTGTATGCAAAGCAAGCATTAAACAGGATTTAATCGAACAAACAGAGTTAGACGTTAGAGCAAAAGCCAAATTTTTAGGAATCAAAAGTTGGCACACTAAATCAATCGAAAGATTAGAGTCTGAAATTGAAGAATTGGAAAAATAGGGGGGCTTATGTCTACAACTATTTTAGGAAACAAAAATGGTGTGGCGACAGAACTAGTGTTAGATGAAATTACAGGAGCTGCGGTTACGGTAACAAGCGACAGTTTGTTTATTCATAAAGGCACTGCATTTGTGGCTTTTAGTAAAGATGTTGTTGCAACTGGATCAACGGTACAATTTAGCTTTAAAACTCCAACTACTGGAATTGTAAGATACAGACCAGCAGGAATAACACCTTCTGCCGATAAAGTAGATACTCAAATATTTGAAGGTGCAGCATTTACCGCCGAAACCGGTACGGTTATTAATGCTTCAAATCGAAATAGATCAAGTTTAAATGCTTCGAAAATTGAACTTAGAAGAAACCCAACGTTTACAAACAACGGAACTTTGCTTGAAGGGTTTTCGTCATGGCTGCCCGGGTCAACTGGTATAGGTCAAACTAGAGCGCCAACAAGCGGAATTAGTGGTGATGAAATTGAATTTAAACCAAATACAGTTTACAGATTTGTTGCTACCAACGGATCGGCAGATTCAAATACCATTGCTTCTAAATTTTCTTGGCATGAGGGGGACGCATGATTGACCAAATTTTAAAAGAAATTAACAATTATTTTGTGCGATCAGTTGAATACTCAACAATAACAATTGCAGGCACGCTTATTACTGGATTTTCCGAAACTTACATTGCCGGACAGTATATTAATATTGAAGGTTCAGTGCTCAATGATGGAACATACAAAATATTAAGCAATACAAGTGGGGTAATAACATTAACAACAAGTCTTTCAAGCGAAACCACAAGCATGTACATCTATGGATTACAAATACCAAAAAGCATTATTGACTTATCAACAGAAATATCCACATATGCACAGGCAATTACACCGGGTGTAGCGTCAGAGTCGCAAGGTGGAAGAAGTGTATCGTATATTGAAGGTTCTTCGTCTTGGCAATCGGCTTATAAAAAGACTTTAAACGCTTATCGGTTGGCAATATCCGATAAAGAGAGGTGGACTAGATGTGGCAGACTGACACAGTTAAATTATTAGTCAAACAAACTGCCACTGGGTATGCTGGTGACATTATTACGTGGACTGCAACCGGTGGTACAGACGTAACTTGTGATGTGCAAGATATTAATAAGGAAACTGTTTATAAGTCATATGGCATTGATGGTAACGAGTTTAAACAAGTGTTTGACTTAACCAACGCAAATTGGTTAATAGGCACACAGGTTAAATATGGCAGTTTAAATTTTTATGTAAAACTTGTTAACAAAAACATGAATAAGATGGGTTTGTCAAATCACACTTTCATTATTTTGGAAAAGGTGCAGTAATGTTGTTAAATGAAAAAAAAATAATAGCAAACTTAAACAACGCTTTAAAAATTGTCTCTAAAGATGTTAGCGAAGCACTAGAAGAAGTTGGTCAACGCGGTGTGGGAATAACCAAAAAAAATACACCAGTAGATCAAGGGCGTCTTAGAAACTCTATCGGCTATACAATAGGCGGCAAAGTTGAAGGTAACGAAGATACTGTTAAACCATCAGGAGATAAATCAAGCGTTGTAATTGGCACAAATGTAGTATATGCAGCGTGGGTTGAATATATGGCAAAGAACGGTTCACAAGGCTACATGTTAAGGTCTTACAATCAAATCGTACCAATAGCCAAAAAAATATTTGAAACAGTCCTCAAAAGGGGGTTGAAATGAAAACGGAAGCACAGATTAAAGCAGCAATTTATACAGCAATTACAACAGATACAGCAATAGTAGCCAACATGGGTACTCGTTTGATTTGGATGCTAAAACCAGAAATAACAAACATTTTTCCGATGGCTACAATGCAAATATTGGACACTGTAGGCGCGTATGTAATTGGTGGGTCGGTTATTTTATCAAGCGAAGATTTGGATGTGCAAATAACTTTATATGCTGATTATTCTGATTATGTTAAGTTTGACACTCTAACCAACGACATTAAAAGAGTAATGGCATCAATAGGATATACGCTTACAGCATCGCCAGAATTTGTTGAAGAGTCTATAAACAAAACCGCAAAAGCAATGAGGTGGAGGTATATTAATGTTTAAAATATTTAAACGTGTAAAACAATTAGAAGAAATAGTTAATATGCTTTTAACAAGATTAGAAAACATTGAAAGAGCATATCAAAATTTGTGGGATGAAACGCATCCTAAAACAATGGGGGGTAAATAACTATGGCAGCAATTAGAGGTGTTGGAGCAAGTTTTTTATTAGGTACAAATGTAGTAGCTGGTCTTACAAGTATTTCAAATCCAATTTCAGCAGATTCTCTCGATGTTACTACATTTAACGCTACTGCAATGCGTGATTTTATTGCAGGATTAAGATCGGGATCAATTGACATTAGCGGATACTACGAAAG